CTTGTAAAGTATCATAATCGATATATTTATCTTAAAAAGAATTAATGAAACAATTAAGAATATTAGAGGCAACCGAAACCGGACACGGTATATTAGTTGAGGCTGACGCAGGTTGGGTTTCACCAAAAGACAAACATAATGAAAAGGTTTTGAGAGAGGCTAAAGAAATGGACTATAGAAACCCATTTGAATTTTACGCTGTTTTACAAAAATATGATACACCTAACAGAAATGGTAGAACATACCCTGAAAGGATATTAAAAAGAGAGGCAGACAATTATAAAATTGCAATCGAAAAAGGGTTATCAACATCAGAGTTAAATCACCCTGAATCATCTTTAATTGATTTAGACCGAGTATCTCATATCATTACTGACGTATGGTGGGACAGAAACATATTAATGGGAAAACTTAAATTATTAACTTCCCCGGGATTTCATGAAAGAGGTATTGTTTCAACTAAAGGAGACCAAGCGGCAAATTTAATGAGACAAGGAGTTACTTTAGGTATTTCTTCTCGTGGGGTTGGTTCACTTAAAAAAGTTGGTGAAAGAAATGAAGTTCAAGATGATTTTGAATTAATTTGTTTTGACTTAGTATCATCACCATCAACACCGGGAGCGTATTTATTTACAAATGCTGACGATAGAGACAAGTATGAAGAAAATCTTGAAGAAGAAAAAAAATATAAACAAAAAGACGATTATGTAGAGAAGTCAGTTGACTTAATGAAAAAATTAAACGACTTTTTAGGAAAATAAAAAAACACATGGAAGAAAAGTATTTCGTAGCGAAAATTCAGTATGACTTACCTGATGATAAAACAGGTAAAATTAAAAAAATTAGAGAAGAAAAACTTGTAGAAGGGTATTCAGTAACAGATGTTGAAGCCAAAGTTACAAAAAAATATGAGGGGTTTGCACATGAGTGGAGAATTACCTCAGTCTCTGAAAGTAAAATTGATGAGGTTATTCAATAACTAATTTTAAAAAAGTAGTCAAATTCGGCTACTTTTTTTTTGTACTTAAATAAAGTTTATTTTGTCTAATAGTTAGATAAAATAAACTTTTTTTGTTTTTGGTAATATTTATAATGAAAATAACAATAATTTTTCATGCAAGAAAATAACAAATTAGTACAAGAGGCTCTTATTCAAATGAAACAAGTTGAAGAAGCTATAGCCGAAAATGCAAAAGGAATACTTGCTTCAACTATGAAGGAAGAAATCAATCAGTTAGTAAAAGAATCTCTTTCTGAACAAGAAGAAGATGAGGTTGAATTAGATGTTGACATGGATGATGAAATGGACTCTGACGAAGAGGAAATGGATTTTGATATGGATACTGATAATGAAGATGAGGATGAAATGGACATGGATTTTAACATGGACATGGATTCTGACGAAAGTCCAATTGATTTAACAGGAGCTTCTGATGAAGAAATTCTTAGAGTATTTAAAGCTATGGGTGAAGAAGATGGAATTATCGTTCAAAAGGACGGTGATGATATTCATTTAACTGATAACGATAATGACTCAGAATACATTGTTAAACTTGGTGAGTCTGAAGATGAAGATGAATTGTTAGACGAAGAGGATGACATGGAATTTGATTTTGAAGAATTAGATGAAATGGATGACCAAACTACAGATGACGTACTTGATGCGATTTTTGCAGATGGTGATGCTGATGACATCGAATTAGACCAAGACGAAGAAGAAGTTATGTTTGAAATTGAATTTGAAGACGATGAAGAAGAAGAATTTATCGACGAAGAAGAAGATGATGACATGATTGACGAAGAAGACATGATGGATGAAGAGGACATGATGGACGAAGAAGACATGATGGACGAAGAAGAGGACTTAGAAGAATCTTACAACCGAAGAAGAACTGTTAGAGAATCAAAATCAACAATTAAACCTAAAGGTGTTGGAATTGGCTCAGGACCTAAATTTACTTACAAAGATAAAGCTTCAGGCGGATTCAATGAAAAAAGAAAAGAAGGACCTAAATCTGTTGGTACAGGTAAAGCTAAATTCGATTACAAGAAAGGCGAAAATATGGAAGGAAGTTCCAAAGTTGTTAAAGCAGAAACAAAAGAAGGTGCTCACGGAATGAACAAGGGTGATAAATCTAAAACCATGAAAGGTAAAGAAGATTACACTACTAAAAAAGGTGACACTTTAAAAAGAAAAGCTTTTGAAAAAGAAGAAACAAAAGAAGCTGCTAGAACATACGGAATGGGTTCTAAATCAGGTAGAGGATTAAGAAAAGGTATTACACCAAATCGTAATATCGTTTATAAAGAATCTACTCAAGAGGTAACTATGTTGAGAGAAAAAAATGAAGAATACAGAAAAGCATTAAATGTTTTCAGAGAAAAACTTAATGAAGTCGCAATCTTCAATTCAAACTTGGCATATGCAACTAGATTGTTTACCGAACATTCGACTACTAAAAAAGAGAAAATTAATATCTTAAGAAGATTTGACGATGTTGAAACTTTAAAAGAATCTAAAAATCTTTATCAGTCAATCAAAGGTGAATTATCTAAACCGGAAATTAAAAAATCACTTAGTGAATCAGTAGAAAACAGAATTCAAAAAACAGTATCTACAGGTTCATCGACTACTTTAATTGAATCAAAAACTTACGAAAATCCGCAATTCATGAGAATGAAAGATTTAATGAGTAAATTAGGGTAATCAAAAATAAATAAAAATTAAAAACAAAATATTTTAAAATGGGAGCATTATTAGAATCAGGATTAGTTGGTAACATCGGGTTAAAACACCTTAAAGTTATCAAAGAAGACACAATCAATAAATGGGACAAATTAGGATTCTTAGAGGGTCTTAAAGGTCACATGAGAGAAAACGTTGCACAATTATATGAAAACCAAGCATCGTATTTAATTAACGAAGCATCATCTACATCTGATACAGGTGCATTTGAAACAGTGGTTTTCCCAATTGTTAGAAGAGTATTCTCTAAATTATTATCTAACGATATCGTTTCTGTACAAGCTATGAACTTACCAATTGGTAAATTATTCTACTTCGTACCAAACATTCAAGCGTATACTGAAGATTCAACATCTACTAATGGTATTCACCGTAAACCTTACGGAGCACCTGGGTATGACAACGCTACTGATGGACCTGATGGACCAGGAAGTGGTTACAACTACAATGACACTAAAGACCTTTACGATAGATTCTATGAAGGTAATGAACCAGCTTTAGACCCACCAGGTTTATATGACTATTCAAAAGGGCAATTCTCATCAGTTACTGCTAATGTACAAACTGTTGCTTGGGCTGGAGATTCATTAATTCCTTCTGCTTATACAACAAGTGACTACAGAAAAGTATTAATCAAATTATCAGGTTTCGCAAATAATGGAGCAGGTAAATTAATCGGTCCTGATGGTCAACCAATGGACAATGAATCTTTCTTAGCTGATTTAACAATTAAAGGAGCTAATGGAAATTTTACAACATCGGCTAATACACAAAATCCTTACTTATTTAGAGTTGTAACTCAAAGATACGGTAAAGGAATTGTTGAGTACGGAAACAATAACTCTAATTTATTATTCCCTGAAAGTAAAACAGGTGGTGGTCAATATGACAACTTATGTGATGCTGAAGGAGTTATCTATTTAGAAGTTGATTTACAAGTACCAGTATGTATTACTTGTGGTGGTTCAATGGACGGTTACACAGGTTCTACATTCTCATCAACAACTGTTTTAAATCAAGCGTTTACAGGTTCTTATAGAATCTACAGAAACTTAGAGTTTGAAGATAGAATTGGTGAGGTTTCTTTTGACTTAATGTCAGTAACTGTTTCTGTAACAGAAAGAAAATTAAGAGCACAATGGTCTCCTGAAATGGCTCAAGACGTTGCTGCATTCCACAACATCGATGCTGAAGCTGAATTAACAGCTTTATTATCTGAGCAAGTTGCGGCTGAAATCGACCGTGAAATCTTAAGAGATTTACGTAAAGGTGCGGCATGGAACTTACGTTGGGATTACAATGGTTGGAAACGTTTAGGGTCTTCTGCAGTTCCTTACACTCAAAAAGACTGGAACCAAACGCTTATCACAGCGATTAACCAAATCTCTGCTCAAATCCACAAATCTACATTAAGAGGTGGAGCGAACTGGATTGTAGTTTCTTCTGAAATCTCAGCTATCTTTGACGATTTAGAATACTTCCACGTATCAAACGCTTCTCCTGAGCAAGACCAATACAACATGGGTATTGAAAGAGTTGGTACTCTTGCAGGACGTTACCAAGTTTACCGTGACCCTTACTTCCCACCAAACCAAGTGTTAATGGGACACAAAGGAACATCATTGTTAGACACAGGTTATATCTACGCACCATATGTACCATTACAATTAACTCCAACAATGTATAACCCATTCAACTTTACACCTATCAAAGGTATTATGACACGTTACGCTAAGAAAATGGTTAATAACCGTTTCTACGGACGTATCACAGTTGATGGTGTTAGAACATTCGACTTAAGAGAATTGAGATAATCAATATCTTATGATATACCAAAAAGAGGACAAATATTTGTCCTCTTTTTTTTTTTGAAGTATTTATAATAAAATAATAGAAATGATTAAACAAACTTGGAATATAAGTGAGGATGAAAAAAATAGGATTTTAAATCTTCATGAGAGTGCAACTAAAAGAATGTACTTGTCAGAACAAAATGAAGTTGAGCCTACACCCTACTATGAAATAGATGGAACCGGATTAAAATTTAAAGTTCGTGAAGGTAAACTATACTATGCAATCTTAGACGAAGAAAATGGTATGGTAATACCTAAAATTTATATGAACGGTAATGTTGCGGATTTTAAAGTTAATCCTAAAACATTTGAATTACTTCCTAATAAAGGGTTTGAGAATAGTATTGCAATTACAGACGATTTTTGGCCTGATATAGAGGCGGCACCTAACGCTAAACCTCAAAATTATAATAATGTTGATTTTAAGTTCATAGCTCTTCTTCCAAATCTTGGACCAATTGGAACGCCGAGAGACAAAAAAATGATTGGTAGACCAATAGTTTATACTGCAAGTATATTAGAAGAAGACATAGAAATATTAGAGAGTTTTGGTTTAACAAAATCCGAGGATGGTTCAATATCTCCACTTACATATGTTAAAAGGGGAAGTAATGGGGTTTATGTGAAATTATACCCTTCTGCCGGTCATACTTCATATTATTCAGGAGAACCGGACCCAACACCGGACCCAATACCATTTGAATTAAATATTGAAAGTCCATTTAAATTTAATGAAGTTTATTTAACCGACGAAGCTCAAAAAGAATTTACAGATTTTATCGAATCAATTAAAACTAATTATGCTAATGCTACCGGAGATGTACAAGTCATTTCTTCTGCATCTATTGATGGTGACCCTGAAGGTAAAGTTGCGTCAGGTCAAAAAAGAAAAGATTATGACATGGACTTATCTAAAAAAAGAGCGGAAGCAATTGTATCAACTCTTAAAAATAGTTTACCGGGAATTAAATTAAATTTCATACCTAATGGTATTGGAGAAACAGACCAATTTGCTCCGGGTAAAAAATGGCCGAAAGTGACTAACCAAAATGAAACCGCACCTAATAGAAGATTAATTATTAAACTTCCACAAATAATGAAACAACAATAAAAAAAGGGTCTTAGTGACCCTTTTTTTTATTGTTCTTAAAATACCTTAATATTAATAATTTTTTTATCGACATAGTCATCAAAACAAAAAATCATAACATATTTGTTAGGACTTGGTAAAGTTCCTTTATAAGAAACTGTTTTCATAGTAACTACTCCGGTTGTCTTGTATAAAACATATGAATATCCTGTGTAAGAATACTTTTCGTGTAATTCTACATTTAAATCAAATTCGTCAAAAAATTTAACATTAGTTAAATTAGTGGTATCTATTTTATAGTTATCCATTAATTTTTTAACTGATATGGAATCACGTTTCCACAAATCGTTTAATTCATAAAAGTCTCCTGCCTCTCTGATAGTAAGTTGACCAAATGATAAATTTGAAATAAAAATAAAAAGAATGATGGTGATTAAGTTTTTCATGTGTGTGGATGTTTTAATATTTGTACAAATATAAATATTTTTTAATTACCCACAAAATTTTTTGGTTATATTTATTATAAAATAGTTGAAATGATTAAGCAAACATGGAATATAGATGAAGATGAAAGAAATAGGATATTAAATCTTCACGAATCCGCAACAAATAGACAATACTTAACTTCAGAACAGGTGACACAACCAATTGTAACTAAAACAACTACATCATCTGATAATACGGTATTTCCAACACAAAATCTCGGAAGTGAATTTAAATTTGGAGAATATCAATCTGATAATGTTAAAAATTCTATTATTGAGTTAAAACCTAAAATTGAGGAATTTATTAAAAATAGTGGGGGTAATCAATTTATTGTTAATATTAGTGCCGGAGAATCTAGAGTAACTAATCCAAAAGGATTTGAAACAAAAGGGAGTTTGGCGTTGGCTAGAGCAAATTCGGTTAAACAATATTTCCAAGAAATATTTCCTGAATTAATTAAAAATGGAGTGTTAGTAATTAAGACTCCAAAAGATGCTAATGAGATTGTATTTGGTAATACACCGTATGACAAAACTAAAGGGGATAATACAAACCCTAAAAAAATAGAATTATACAATAAAGAACAATTTGTGAACTTTGACATTCAAGGAACGGGTAAGGTCAAAGATGTTAACTCCATAGATATTTGTCAATGGTTGGGTAAAAAAATTGATGCAGGACAAGGTGACGAAAAAAATGATTATGTATTAGTTAATCAAAAATTATTTGGTAATGGTGATATAATTTTTGATACCGGAACTATTCCTGATAGATTAGTTATTCTAAATAATAGTAATGTGATAACTCAGGATACAGGATATGTAACAACACGAGCTCATAAATATACCGATTTTAAATGGGTTCCATTATATGTTTATCAATTAACTCTTATTGGTTCAAAAAATAATACATCAGTTAGTGGTAGTAAAATTATTAAAATAACTGCAAATAATTATCAGGAATTATTACAACAACTTTTAGTTGACCCAACAAAATCAAAAACTTTTAAACGAGGTGGGGAAGAAGTTGAATATGCTTTAAAAGACCTTGAAAGACTTTGTAACAAAGGTTTCACAGAATTTGTTGTCTATACACAAGAACAAAACAAAGTAACTTTAAATTTTAATGGTTCGTCAGGAGAATCGAGTGTCAAAGTTTATTCACCTATTGGAACGGACAACATTAAAACCGGTTATAGTATTACTGCAAATTGTAACTAATCTCTACCTAAAATATCTTTTTTTGGTGGAATTGTTTCTGTTTTAATAACTTTGTCTACTAATTCACCATTTTGGTAGTAAATAATTGATGTTATTCTTAAATTAGGGTATTCATCAACTACAATTCCACCAACTTTTACTTTATAAACTTTAGATAATGAATCTAAGACCACATTGATATTTTTATCAATGTCTTTTGTTTTAATCTTAGTTTGTCCGAATGTTAATGTTCCAATAAATAATAATAAAGTGATAAATAATTTTTTCATGATTTAGATATTTTTGACAAATATAAATAGTTTTTACTACACTGCAAAATTTTTTCACATATATTTATTCTTAGATTTTAGATTATTGGTCCCGAGTCATTTTGACTTTTGAGTATTCACGGACACGAAGGTATCAGTAACATAGTCATTAACTATTATAAAATTAAGTAAAATGAATTACACAACTGCGGTGAGCAAACCAAACGCTCACATCACAAAGAAAAAATCGCGTCTAAAAATCTACAATGGACACGTAGTCTTCATGGAAGACAAAGACAATTTCGAATTCGAAATTCATAACCCAACAAGAAAAACAGTACTTTGTAAAATTAAATTGAACGGAGATTATATCTCTCAAAGTGGTTTAGTTTTAAGACCGGGTGAAAGAATCTTTTTAGAGAGGTTTTTAGACACGAATAATAAATTTCAGTTTAGTACCTACTCTGTTAATAATACTTCCGAAAATCAATCGGCAATAACGTTAAACGGGGATGTTAGGGTAGAGTTCTACGACGAAAGAGTTGTTCATGTGAATAACCTTAATCTGAATCATTCCGGTACATATCGTCCATGGGCGAATGATGTATTGTACGGAAATTTAAACCATACAGGTGGATATGTTTCTCCAACAACATTTACAACTAATACTGCAAGTTTTATTGGAGGTTCAAACGCATATTATACTAATACATCATCAGTTGATTTAAGTATACCTCGTACTCGTAGTACAAAATCAATTGAAACAGGTAGAGTTGAGAAAGGTGAGAAATCCGACCAAAATTTTCAAAACTCATATGAGGAATTTAATTCTTATACTTCTCATCAGATATTGTATAAGATACAACCACTAACAACTAAAAATAAGACATCTCAGGATATTAGACAGTATTGTACTGAATGCGGGGTCAAAACAAAATCAAACTTTAAGTTTTGTCCGTCTTGTGGTAATAAATTATAAAAACAGAAAAAGGTCCCGTGAGACCTTTTTTTTTATTCTATAACTTCATCATTACTTGAAATTTTCTTATGAAGAACTCTTAATGCCTTTGATACAACTTCCGTTTCTTGCATTGTAAATAATCTAGTATTGTGAACATAATGTAATGACTGTGTTAATAGGTAAAAAGATTGTTCAATTGTCATTTCATCAATTAATTTATCAACATCTTCAGGTTTGTTATAACCCACACTGTCAAATAATAACCCCATTGGTTGTCTTTCTTGTTCCATTATTCTTTAATTGTATATTTATAGTTAATTGAAATATATGAAAAAGAATAAGATTAGTGAAGCAACCAGTTCCGGAAATTCAGGTTCAATTAAAGTTCCAATAGTATTAGCGCCTCAAATTTGGGAAAAAAAACAATTAGGACCTTTTACTGATGATGTGTACGAATATACGAATGCGGAATTAGCGTATGAAGAGGCAGATGGTGATTTTAAAGAAACTCCACAAAAACGAAAAGAAATTGAAAATAGAACAATAAAAATATCTAAATTATTGATGAAACAAAAGAAAGATTACCGAGGACAAAATGATGAAGAAGGTTCTGCGGTTAATCCAACTATGGATGGATTACCATTGAAAGAAGATTTATTAAGAGAAGATTTAGCGGTTTGGTTTGGTACAAAGAAAAAACCTAAAGGGTCTAAACAACCAAGTGGACCTTGGGTTAATATTTGTCGTAAAGTTGATGGAAAACATCCACCATGTGGTCGACCTGATGCAAATTCAAAAGGTTATCCAAAATGTCGGGCAACCGGAGTTGCGGGAAAAATGAGTGATAGTCAAAAAAAATCAGCTTGTTCACAAAAACGTAGAGAAGAAAAGAAAGACCCTAAAATTGGTAAAGGTAACAAACCGACAATGGTTAGTTATAAACCAAAAAAACCTCAAAACGAATCGTTAAGAGGTTTAATCATCAAAATAATTAAGGAACAATATAAAAATTAAATTAGGTTAATTTTCCAAGTATGGTTGTTAACGAATGTTTGATTTGACTTTTAATTTCGGTTTCAAATTCCAAACGTAAAGCTTCCACTTTTTTATCAAAAATACCATTTAGTTTATCAGAAATAGTTTGATTTAAATTAACGTCGTAATTATAAACGTGATTGGTAATGTTAATTCTATTGTTGGATAAAACAATAAACACACCTAAAGAATCATTTTTGATATATCTTTTCTGAGATAATGGTGCAATTAAAAAAGTTGAATCCGGATGTGCAATTAATTTTCTACAAATTGCGGAGGACTTAATTTCATTTGCATCAACAGACGACATATTAGTTCTTGATATGCTTTTAAATCTTAAATAGATTCTTAAACATAATCTCTTAAATAATCTTTTGAAATATCTTCTCATTTGTTTAGTGTTTTTTAACACCACAAAGATAATCATATTTTTGATATTACCAAAACATAATAAAAAAATAATTTATAAAATAAAAAAACCTCCAAGTTTGAAGGTTTTTTTAGTTTTTAACAATATGCTCCTGAACAATGTTTTTTACCATCAAGTCCTTTTATTTTACCTTTACATACTTGAATAGCATGTCCATTTGCATAAGCTGAGGGGTACACGTCATATTTAGCTTTGGCGGATGCCATACCTCTTGCACATAATTTAGTTCCGGTTTTCTTTCTACCTTCTGTAATATCTTCGTAATCGATATATTCTTTTTTTGTTTCGTTCATTAAGAAATCGAATACTTGGTCCATATTATTTTTAGCTTCAGTTACGTGGTCATCAGCCCAATCATGTCCCCCTTCATTAATAATTTCGTCAATTTGTTGAGGGTCCATTTCTAACAATATTTCACATTGTCTTTTAATTTGTTGTAGATTACTAAAAAACATATAATCAGCAACTTCTTGTTCTTTTAGAACTTTTTCAACAAGTCTGTTTAAATCGGATTCTGTTAGTTTAACTATTTTTTTCATTATATTAAATTTTTGTAAAAGTTATGTTTACATTACCACCATTTTCCATCAGGTTCCAAGGTTGTAATTCAATCCACCCATTTTGAGTGGCATTAAAAGGGACACCGTTATAATCTCCATTTGCCGAAATAGTAAATGGTGATTGCCATCCCGGGTCAAATCCACTTCCACCACCTGACCAAGAAGAACCTGCAACATCTGTAAAAGTACCCGGTGTTGATGGGTCATAGAATCTGATGGAATTTGTGTTATTTGTAAATGATGAATCAAATTCATAATCAAATGTTTCACCATTGTTACATCCTCCAATATTACCTACTTGATTATTCATTACAAGTAAACTTAAACCTGAATTATTTGATATGTGAAATTTAACTGGTCCCATAATTATTTTGTATTTACGATATTAAATGTTAATTGTTTCTTATAAGTATCTTTTTCACCTGAAGTGTTCACTTGAATGTCAACATAATATTGATTTGGTATTTTATCTCTCATATCAAACATGAAGTAATATTCATTCGGGGTTCTATTGATAGGTGTCCAATCTTGAACTAAAACTTCAGTAGTTCCTTCTTTAACATATACTCTATAGAAAGATGAAACGTCCAACAATAATTGCTGTCCGGTGTATGCTTTTTTAATTGTTACACCAACTTTTCTAATGTCGGTATTAAGTATTTGTTCATTTTGTAATATACCATAGAAATTGAATCCATATTTTTGAGGTTCTCTTGATGTTGACCCAATTTGGATGCCTGCGTTGTATTCTTGAAGAATAAATTGATTTTGGACATTAGGTATTGCCTGACCATTAATTGTCAAACCTGACCATATATCGTAGAATAGACAAGGTGTTGGACTTCCACTAAACCCATTAGGTACTATAACTTCATAAACTCCTTTTGCCTTTAAACAAGTGTTTAGTGATGCCATGCCACTAACCGCATCACCATTTCGGTCTTCGATTCTAACAAACGGGTCTGAATCTAAATTAACTAAATCTCCATTTTGATAAATGTATAAAAACAATTTATTTTCTTGGTTCTTTAAAAATATATTTCGGTCATCTTGAATTAAATCATCATACGTTGTTTGTAGAAATGGTTGGTAAAAAGTTTGTGTGTGTCTTGAAAAGAATGCAACGCTATAACTATCGGTAAGACCTGAGATATTTTCTATTTGAGGTAAAAACGCAATTCCATAACCTGTAACACCGGTTATTGTTCCATTTAATACACCATTAATTTCATTGGACATATCCATGTTTAGGTCTTCATTACCTAACTCAAAATGTTGTCGGGCAACAATTGTTAATCCTGAGTAATTTACAACTCCTTGGTTATTATTATCGTAGATTCCCGGTTGAGACCAATTATTGATAGTTGTTGTTTGATACCAGTTTGATGGTCTTGATGAGAATGCTCGACTATCGACAAATGTTAATGGGGTTGATGTCCCATTGGCACTTCCTTGAGATAAGTTAAAATTATTATAATCATATCCAACACCTTCATCCCATACTTGAGCTCCTCCGGTAGTTCCGGAAACTTGAGGTATTCTAAATAAGATTAAATCAAATGAAGTTGCTCTTCTTCTTTCGTTGGTCATGAACGTATTTAATAGTTCATTATCAAACGAAGATGTGTTGGTCATGTTTAGTGTATGTGTCATCCCCGTAGTACAACCTGTTGATATTACTCCGGATTGGATATTTTGGCGTAGTAGTGATAAATCTAAATCAAAGATGAATCTTGTATAACCAAAATTGGGAACTATTAAATCAGACGCACCAAAATTTAACTCAATAACAGGGTTCCTTCCTGTATTAACATAAGAGTTTGAAATGATGGTGTTGTTTTTATCTATGTAAGACCTTAAAATTGACATTTACCTTTTTAATTATAAATATCAATTAAGTCGAATATTTGTATTAAGTATTTTAGTATATGCATTTTGCATCTGAGTTAGGATATTTTCAACCGTAGAACCGTCTTGAGTTTTAGGTACTGGTGGTAATCCAGGGTACGCGTGAGTGTGACTTACTAAAAATCTAACAATCAATCCCATTAGTTCTAAAAGTTCTTCTCCTCTAACCATACTTGAGGTATTTGGTTCAATATCATCGGCAAATTTTTCAGTACTAATACCGTATAATGTGTTATCAAAATTAATTTTTTGTTTACCCGGAATTTGGGACTGATGTGATAATAAATAAAATTTATCCGAACCAAGGGCTCCATATGTTGATTCGACATTAACATATGTGCTTTGAGGAATAACTTTTTTAACGGGAACTAAAGGAGTTCTTAACGTTACTTTACCTTTTACATATATGAATCCATACCCACCAGGGTCTGCAGAGTTTAACTTAACTCCTTTATAAATTTCCGCAAGATTTACTGATTCAGTTCCGGATGGTGAATTAATTATATTGTACATCGAATTTGATGGTCTAAAAAATATTGGAAGATTAGGGTCCTGAGCGTTTGGTGTGAATGTCACAACTCCACCAATAGAAGGACTTTTATCATTACATTTTTTAATAAATGCATTAATAAATTTTATTACATCTGC